AAGCGCATATCAATGAATAGATTAATTACTAAACTTGTTATTCATATGAGCGTAGCGAATACTAATTTACAAAACCAATAAAGAAGTATAGCTCTTTCAACATGGCAAAACAAGCACTTTATTGTAACGAATCTCCTAATAACAACACTATTGATACAAGTTGGATACAAATATGTTTATACCAGAAAATCCAGTATTAGGCGAACACCGAGAAAAACAAGATTTTTCCTACACAATCACCTATGAGTATATAGATGAATTTACCGGGCTTCCTGAAGAATACCCGGTTACTCTAACTCCAATAAGTAATATTCCACCAAGCATAAATATAACAGAGAACACTATCTCCGGACAGTTTATTGATTCGTTTGAGCATAGACTCGAATATTTGTCAAAAGCTGGAAATTATAACACAGTTCCAAAATTTTCGGATGTAAATAACGTTGATGAAATGATTGCTTATTATGCGTCACAAAAAGAACGATACATATTTGAATTTCTGGCATCTGCCAACAACGAGACAAAAACCTATCAAATCATCATTGTGAATAATTGGACTGCGGGAATGTTGATGCTCATCGATTTAGTTAAGGGAACTATTTAAAAATGCCAGCGGTAGGATTTCTAGGAAACATTTGTACGGGGCATGATTGTTACCCTAGTCGTCATTCTGTTCAAGGCTCTCCGAATGTCTTTGTGAATGGCAAGGCAGTAATCCGCGTCACAGATGCATGGGAAATTCATACTTGCATTGATGGGGATGGGTCGCATGATGGTCATCTGGCGCAAGGCTCAAGTACCGTGTTTGTCAATGGTCTGGCTGTTGGCAGAATTGGCGACATGATTGATTGTGGTTCGGCAGTGGCGCAAGGTTCACCAAACATTTTTATTGGCTAATACATGGCACGCAATACACGTACTTTTTCTGATCTTGATTTAAATTTCGAGCCTCATCCAGTCACTAAGGATGCGCCGCGCAAATTTGATGATAACGCGATCAAGGCATCCTTACGCAACCTGATTTTTCTTAATCACTATGAAGCTCCTTTCCATAGTGATAAAGGATCGGGACTTAAAGAATTGGCTTTTGAATTACCAACTCCATTGCTGCGTACCACTATGGAACGGGTCATTCTCGATCTTGTCAGGAACTATGAACCGAGAGTCAGATTAAATTCAGTGGATATTCGTATGGGAACTGATAGTAATTCGGTCGGGATAACCATCAATTACAACATCATAAACAATCCGCTACCACAAACATTAAGTGTCGTTTTGGAAAGAACCAGATGATCAATAGTAAAAAAATAAACGTATCAGAATTAGACTTTGATAACATCAAGGCAAATCTAAAAGATTTTCTACGCGGACAAGAAGAGTTTCAAGATTTCGATTTTGAAGGCTCAAGCATGAATATTCTGCTTGATTTGCTTTCCTATAACACTCATTACAATGCCTTGTATAACAACATGACGTTGAATGAAATGTTTCTCGATTCTGCCAGCAAACGAAACAGTGTCGTTTCGCGTGCGCGGGAATTGGGTTATGTGCCTCGTTCGGCTTCTTGTCCATCGGCAACGGTCACGGTTAACGTTTCGTCTCTTGCCATTGGTCCGACAGTTCTTAGCATTCCTGCTTTGTCTCCTTTCACGACAACAGTTGAAGGGAAAACCTATACTTTCTACAACATAGAAACCGTCTCGGCAACAGGCGCTTCAACGAACTACAGCTTTCCTAATGTCATCTTGCGTGAAGGTTCTCCATTGAACTTTCGTTATGAGTTCAATGATACGACTCGTTACATTATCCCGAATAAAAATATCGATCTAAGCACACTTAATGTTCAGATTCAGGAACATTCATCCAGCACCACATACGAAACCTTTTTGTCGGCAACAAGCCTTGTCGATACGGCTAGTGATTCAAAAGTCTATTGGATTCAGGAAATTGATGATGGTCTGTATGAACTGAAGTTTGGCGATGGTATTTTGGGCAAGGCATTGAACAACGGAAATATCATTCATCTAAACTACTTTGTGTCAAACCTAGATGAAGCCAATGGCGCACGAATTTTTAACTACAACGGTCCGACTTTATTGATTGGCTCTACAGTCACGGTCACTACTACAAGTCCGGCATCGGGCGGAAGTGAACCGGAAGGCATTCGAAGCATTAAACACATTGCTCCGATGTATCGGGCAAGTCAGAACCGGGCAGTCATACCAAACGATTATATTGCGCTGATCTATAAGTCTGTACCACAAATCAAGTCAATTGCGGTATGGGGAGGGGAAGACAACATTCCGCCGATTTACGGCAAGGTATTCGTTTGCGTAAAACCGAATGAAGCTTCGAAGTTGACAGAACAACAAAAAACTGATATCACAAGCACTCTTTTGTCGTCAAAAAATGTGGTGAGCATTATACCAGAATTGGTTGATCCCGAGTATATCAACATCGCTCTAAATGTTACAGCATACTTCAATAAAAATGCGACTACATTACACAGTGCTGATCTTGAAGCCATTATTCGAGACACGATCTATGACTATGATGATAACGAACTGCAACAGTTTGACGGTATGTTCCGTTACTCGAAGTTGTCCGGGCTTATTGACAAGTCAGAAAAATCGATTGTCAGCAACATTACGCGGGTGATGATTCGTCGGGAAATTCAACCCAAATACAATATCAATGCTGAATACTCGATTAATCTTATCAATCCGATTTATTCATCAGGTGCGACACTAAGCGTTCCTTCGATTATCAGTACTGGTTTCTTTATTCCAGACTCGGACAACATTTATTTCATTCAGGATGACGGGGTTGGAAACATTCAATTGTTCTACATCGGCACATCCGGATTGAAGATTGTGGTAAATCCAAAAATCGGAACAGTCAACTATACAGCGGGTTCGATAAAAATCAATACTCTAAACATTGCTGCTCTGGCAGATGTTTTGTTTGAATTGAATATCAGACCACAATCAAATGACGTTGTTTCCGCGTTCACTCAGATTGCTCAAATTTCGCGAGAACATTTAGTTATCAAAGCAATCGATGACAAGACATTCAGCGGTGATTTACGCGGCGGCACTAACTATCAATTCACTTCGAGCCGTTCATAATAATGATTGATAGAACAAAAATTTCTTCGATTGTCGAATCTCAATTACCGGATTTTGTCCGGGAAGATCATGCGTCCTTTGTCGCTTTTCTCGAAGCATATTATGAGTTTCTAGAGACTCGCGTAGAAAATCCAAAGACTCTGCGCGATGTCAGTACTACGCTTGAAGAATTCATTTATCTATTCAAAAAGGAATTGGCACAGAACATTCCTTTCACGGTAGTAAATGAACGATTCTTGTTGACTCATATCAAGGATTTATATCTTGCCAAGGGATCGGAAGCCAGTTTTAAATTATTGTTCCGATTGCTGTTCAACAAAGAAGTCACAATCGAATATCCAAGCAAGCAAATTCTGCGGGCATCCGATGGGAAGTGGAATCAAGACGTTTCGATTTTTGCGCGGTTGAATGCCGGAAATCCGGATGACATCGTGGGTAAACTCGTTGATGTCGTCACACCGAATCGTATCATCCGCGTGATGATTGATCGTCGGCAAGACGTAGAAATCGAAGTTGACCGGGTAGTCAAAATCTCCGATGAGATTTTTGAGTTTTACATCGATAGACGCTTTTTCGGAAGTATCTCGATCAATGATCGGTTGCGCTATGGTGGCATCTTTGATGCAACGATTTTGCCAACTACTTCAAAGGTCACGATTCAACAAGGCGGAAAAGGGTTTCGAATTGGGCAACTATACGAAATCAAATCGGGCAAGGGCGCGGGATCGGTCCTAAAGATTTCCAGAGTAGATGAAAACGGCGGCATCAAAGCGGCAGAATTTATCAAATATGGAACCGGCTATGAGACGAATTTTATTGCAACGTTTCTTGCACAATCCGGACAGACCACAGCGGGCGCTGGTCAGGCAGCACTGAATATCGGAGACGGTAATATT